CGGTTCCCGAGAGGCAGAAGTGCGTGTACTCCTTGTGGGTCTGGGAAACCGCCTGTCCGTCCACGTACGCCACGGTCTCGTACGTACTGGTTTCCGTCTTGACGTGGCCGCCCATGTCGATACACCAGGCCGTCCAACGCTGCTGGTCCTGAACCGAGAGGTACACGAGCCATGCCAGACCCGTAAAGATCGCCACTACCACGAGGAAGAGAACCCAACGACGGGCCCGAAGGGAACGCATCATGCGGACCGCCGAACCATTGCGCGCGTGTCGGACGGAAGGACCCGCTCGAACACAGTCGGGTAACCCTTCGGCACCGTGACCAGCCACTCCCCGAACAGCCGGGTCCGCTTGCGCCCAGAGTGCAGCGTCTCGGCGCGGGTGATCAGGACCAGGGGCTTACCGTTCTTGTTCAGGAGGATGTCTCCGGGCATAACCTTGCGAGCCGTGGTCATGATGTTCTGCTCCGGGACAACGGCCGACATGACGCTCATACTTCGCTCCTTCGGGATTAACGGTTGTGCTGACGGGGCTCGGCTGGCCGTACCTCGCGTACGGCCAGCCGAGAAGAGGATCAGTAGGTCAGGGTGCCGTCGCCGATACCCTCGGCGATCTCGTCGTAACCGCCGGAGTTCTTGAGGTCCTTGAGTTCCTGCATCGAGATCTTGGGCGCGCCGCCCACCTCGAAGAACTCACGGACTTCCTTGAGCGTGGCCTTGGCCATGGTGGTGCCTTTCTGTTGAGGAGAGATACTGCGCACCGCTCCCGGAGTCGAACCGGGTCACCCTCGCTGCGCGAGAGCTGTCCGCCTAGCGGCTGGAACCTGCCATCACCCGGTAGCTACTCCGGGGGTTCCTTCACCAATGCGTCCACTGGCTTGTGCCCCGGGCCGGATTTGATCCGACGCCCTCACGGCTGAATGCCGAGGCTGGTGGAATCAGTCCACCTTCTCCACGGAGGAGATCTGAGGGTCACCCTCCCCGCCATCCTCGTACCTCACGTTCAGGCGGTCGATCCACTTGGACGCCCCCTGCACGACTCCGAGGCGCCCGTTCACGCGGACTCGGGTGAGGTAGGGGAACTCCTGCGCCACACGCGCCTGCTCCTCGCGGATCTCGCGCATGTGGTCGGCCTCGGTCATGACCCGGAACCGGCGAACGTTCCAGTTGATACGCGCGGCGTTCTCCTTGACCGTGACTCGCCACGTAGTCCTGTCCTGCACGTCAACGAGGGTGACGAACTGGTGGGATTCCGTACCTCCCGGGATCGGACGCGGGCTGCTGATCTCCGTCACGCGAAAGGTCACGCGGGCCGTCTTCGGGCCGAGGGTAACGGTGCCGTTGACCTTGATAGCCATGATTCCTCCGGGATGTTCGTTCCTGTTGTGCTGACATACGTAACATTACCCTATCCGGGGCCAGGCTGCAACCCAGGGGATCAATTAATTTTGGGTCACGAGACCCAGACCCAACCACCAGGGAGCCCCGTCTTACGCTCGGTCACCTTGAACCAGCATCCCCGTCCCGTCATCCGCTTGCGCCCCAGGTACATGCGGTTACGCCTGGCGTACTGGCGCGCAACGGCAGAGCGGGTATGCGCGACGATCTCGACCGTCTCAATGTGTGCGGTGCCGTAGTAGTACGCCAGGGTGAACACCTGCTCACCCTCCTTGAGGGACCGGGTCTTCGTCGCGTGCCGCATTCCTGCGTGGGTCATGCTCATTGCTTTCTCCAATTCCGGGTAGTGGGAGGGGAGACCCGATTCCGGGCCTCCCCCGGTGCTCACTTCTTTTCCTGCATCAGAACGGCGTTCTTGATGATCACCTCGCCCGTTGTTGTCAGGACGGACTTGCCGTTGTCCTTGCTAACCCCGTGCTCGACGAACGGACCGCCACCCTTCGGGGCCACCTGGATCACGGTTCCCTTGCTGTAGTTGCTCATGTCTTCCCCTCCTCTCCATGCTCGAACGGAACTCCGGTGAGAGCGGCCCCAAGGGGCCGCTCTCATTCGACTACTGGAGTCGGGTCTTCGCGCACGGGCAGAAGGTCACGTCGTCCATGGTGTACTCATCCCATCCCGTGACCTCCATGATCAGCCCCGGGACCTCCGTGGCAGAGACAGCACGTCCGAGATCCATGGGGTCCTTCATGGAGCGGCAACCCTTGTGGTGAACCGATGCATACCGGACCGTGTTCGCCATCTCGATCACGAGGGGGACCGTCTTCACCTCAACCTGAACGACCGGCTGAGAAGCCGCACGCTTAGCGGCAACCGCGAGGATCTGGCGCGCCGTCGCGCGGCACTTGCGGCACACGCTCATCTGCTTGAACGCGGTCGCGAGGGCGATGGCGTTCCGAAGGGCCTCGCTCAGCTCGCGCTCGTCCCCGAGGGTCCGGGTGTACTTCGCCTGCGCCAGTGCGGCGCACCCAACGCCCTCGATGTGGATCATGGTGGCCGTTCGGCCCGGACGGCGGTTCGCGATCAGAGTGGCGTTCATCGGAAGCTCCTTCGGTAGTACCTCTGTTGTGCTGACATACGTAACATTACAGTAGTCCAGGGGACTTAGCAACCTGGGGAGATCACGAGTTTGTAACGGAAGAAGGAGGGCGGCCCGGAGGCCGCGCCCCTCCGTCTCAGTTCTGAACCTTGACGTTCGCGCTCTTGCGAACCGGGAACCTCTTGGTCTGAGCCCCGATGCGAACCCGGACGAGCAGTGCCTCACCGTTGATGTGGTTGCTGATCGCGACGACCCGGCGAGCGTTTCCCTTGACCATGACCATCATGCCCTCGGTGAGGTCAGTCGCGGCGATGGTCGTGATGGTCTTCTCGACGACTGGAGCGGCGGGGCGCTCTTCGCGGATCCCCAGGCAGCGCTTGCAGTTGACCGGAGCGTTCGTGGCACGGTACTGCGTGATCCTGTAGTTAGACCGCTTGGAAGATCCGCAGTAGACACCGGACTCACCGAAACCGATCCATCCGTTGTGAACCGTGGTGCCGTTGGTGGTGACGTTCATGCTGTCCTCCGGGTTTGTGTTCCTCTGTGCTGACATACGTAACATTACACGGAGACCACCCAGTTAGCAACCCAGGGGACTAACTAATTTGTGAAGATTGTGTAACGAACACGGCGATGCCCGCCTACCCATACAGGGAAGACGGGCATAAACCGGACAAATCAGCTCTTGAGCGGGGCGGGGCTTGCTCCTCGGGGCTGAGACGTCGGTCGGGCCTTCTGAACCTGGACACGAGCCGGGTTCGCAGTAGCGCCAGCCTGGGCCGTCGAGGTCTGACGGGCCTGGAGCGGCTTGGACTTCCTGTTACATGCGCACATGTGATTTCCTCCTGGAGAGTGACCGGTACTTCTCAGGTTACTTGGACAGGGCGTTAGCAAAGGCCAGTACCTCGACCCGCTTCGCCCACGCGGCGGCCTGCTCCAGCTTGTCCTCTGACGCCGGGGCCTCACGCTTCTGCCGATCGCGTTCCGCGTTCGCCAGGTGCTTGAGGTAACGCAGATCGTCCATCGAAAGAGCGCCCGGAAGACCGGGACGGATCACCTCGCGCGGCGGGATCATGCCAGCGGCCACGAGAGACTGCATCGCACCCGAGGCAACCACGGCTTGTGTACGCGGGATCGGGAATCCGGGGACGTTGACTCCGAGGACGCCCACGAGTTCGAGGTTATGCGCGATCCGACGCCAGTCACCCGACATCGGCGAAGCTCGCAACGTCCGGACCTGCTCTTCCGTGGCGGTCGGGTTGAGCGTTCCCGAAACCCAGATGCCGAACCCATCCTCCCCGGCACGCACGTACGCCACGGTTGTTCCCGTGTTGTCGTAGTGCTCCAATGCGGCAGTCGCACGCATGTCCGGATTCGCGTGACCGGTATCGACGGTCAGGTGACCGACAGCGATCTCGTCCCCGTCCTCCAGAAGGAGGGCTCCCGTGTGGAAGTACGCGTAGTTGCTGACCGATTCCGGAGGCGTAACGCAGCGTCCCGGATAGCTCGTGTGACAGGTACCCCACGAGGCAATGTGTCCGAATACCCGACCAGTGTTCGAGATCGTCAGAGGCGTCACATCCGGGAGGTCCGGCTTGCCGAACCAGGCACGCGGCGGGAGAGCGGGTGCGGCCAGTTCGCGTTCCTTCACCGAAGCGCTAGCAGTGAGCGCCGTAGTACCTCCGGCGTTGCTGCCCTGATCGAACGGGCACGCGGGCCAGGTATCGAACTCCCGACGAACTCGATCGTAGAGCGCACAGACCCGTGTACGAAGACGACGCTTGGCGTCCTCGGGAATGTCGGTAGCGTCTACGCCCCGGCCTCCGGCGGTCGCCGCAACCCCGCGCGGAATGATGCGCAGGACGCCATCGATGATGTCCGCGAATCCGAGGGAGTACGAACCGCGAAGAGTGGAGTCCGCATCGTTGTCCCGCCACAGGAACGCACGAGAGACGCCCTGAACATCCACGTTCCCCTCGTCGTCCGTGTAGAAGTCGAACACGCGATCCAGCGCGGCCTGCCCCTCCCACTGGTGCTCTCGCGGAGCTACAGGAAGGTCAGTCGCTCCGGTAACGGAAGCGACCAGAGAAAGAAGGCTTCCCCCTTCGGCCGCCTCTTCCTCCAGCGTGATCAGCGCTTCCCGGAATGCCGGAACAGAAACCATCGTCGCACCGCGAATACGGGCCGAAGTGGTAACCATCATTTCGTCGTCCACGCTCATCTTGAGCACGACGACGTTACCCTCTGAATCCCTATCCGGCTCCGGGGGTTCCGGCATGTCCTCGCCGTTTTCCCATGCGGCCTCCATCTCTTGGGCCTCGCGACGCGCTTCGTCGTAGCGCTCCCCATCGATACGGATTTCGAAAGAGATTTCGTCCAGGTCCATCGACACACCCGGCGTCAGCCCCTCGGCCACGTGGCGATATGCCTCACGCCCTACCTCGGAACCGAGGTCGAAGTCCCCGCTCGCGATCAGGGCCTCCCCGTCCCGGGTGATCTCCGTAATACGCCCAACCACCTGGGCGCCCTGGTGAGCGCCCATGTTCTCCGGGGCCCACATGAGCGGGATCGGAGTGTCCCATACGAGCGCGCCACCTTCGATCATCCGCCCGTCACCGGTACGGCGGTTCTCGTATCCGATAGGCCCCGACCACTGAGCGAGGGTTCGCCCGTCCTTCTCCATGTCGGCCAGACCAGCGGCAACGAGTGCGTTCCGGTCGTACTCTTCGGCCAGCGCACACGGCGGGCATTCATCCGATCCGCTGGCCACAAGGGCAGCGGCTTGCTTCACGTTCCGAATCTTGATCGTCACGGTTTCCTCCTTGGAGGTCCCGTGCGGCCCGATCGCCAGCCACGTATCACAACTAGGGCCAGGGTAACCGAAATGGGCAATAACAGTTCCGCATCTAGGATTCGAACCTAGATTTCCGGAACCAAAATCCGGGGTCCTGCCCGTTGGACGAATGCGGAATGAAAAGCGCACCTAACCGGATTTGAACCGGCGATCTTCTCCTTGACAGGGAGACGGGAACTCCTGACTTCCCCATAGGTGCTCGGTGCTGCTCCCAGGGATCGAACCTGGCACGCCCAAGGGCAACGGATTTACAGTCCGCGTGCGACACCAGTCGCGTGAACAGCAGAGCGGTAAGGGTGGGAGTCGAACCCACACGCGGTATCACCCGCAGACTGTTTTCAAGACAGTTGCCGCCGCCCATCGGCTGGCCTTACCAAGCTCCCCGAGCAGGACTCGAACCTACAACCAATGCCTTAACAGGGCAGTGCTCTACCTGTTGAGCTACCGAGGAATAAAGCCCCGTCCCGCAGTGACTCGGGGCGGGGCCGGGTGCCCGAGGTGATCGGTGCGTACCTGAGTGTAGTTGCTGTGTTTGAGTTTTTCACGGGGTATCGCAGCGACTTCATCAATCGACATCGTCAGCGATCATTGTGCATCGGCAGTTGATTATTTCTCTAGCTGGTCCGGACGGGTCGCCGGGTATCTGGAGAGAGCGACCTCCTACGTCGAAGGGCTCGACCAGGGGACGCACCTGCCCGTCAGCACGGATGTGTGTAGGGCGAGTGCGAGAGTCCCGGGTGGCCACCCAACGCTTATTCGTTACCCCCTCGTCCGCCAGAGCCGCTAGCGCACCTGAGTTGTACGCGGAGGTGGACTCCGTACGGGCAATCCGCGTCGCACGCATTCGCCAGAACGACTCAGTACGGTCCAGTTCGATTCGTGCTGACGCGCGTTGATTCTGCCAGGCTGTCACGGTGGGGTCTCCCCCAGTGCGAGCAGCCTCACGAGCGGGAGTTCCCGGGGGACCGTACGTATCCAGTAGGGCGTCCAGTTGCTCAGTAGCTTCCTGGTGCTGGCGTTGCCAGTAACGATCTGGGACATCCCAATCCAACCGAGCAGCGATGTCTTCGGCCACTTGATTCGTACTCCATCCAAGAGCCGTACCGGAGACGATCGATACCCGTACAAGATCCATCGCGTTATCAGGCAGGGGGGGAGTAAGTCCGTGTACCAGACGATCAATAACCTGGGTGACGAACAGTACGAGGGCGTCCAGCGCGATCGATGACGGGGGAGCAGTGGACCGCCCGACGTAAGCGGACCTCCATGCTTCCTCGATGGCGGATCGGACTTCCATCGAGACCTCGTCTTCCCACCATCCCGCGACTTGGGCAGCAGTAAGAGGCCAGGGTTCAGCAGCCGCAACAATTGACTCCGGTGAGGGAGCTGCACGAAGAGCAGCGATTGCTGAGTCAACCAACGTCGTCAGTACGGTACGAACTGCCCGATTTACTGCCGGTCCAATGATGGTTTCCTCGATGTCGTCCATCATTTCGAGGGATTCATCCTGGGTGGGATTCTTAAGGGTCACGGGTTACTCCGGATCTCCAGGAAAGGTCAGATTCAACCGAGATACCAACCACGCGCGCAAGGATCGCAAGTCGTGCGCAGTACGGTACTGAATCAATGCTCGCACGTACTCGTCCAGAGTCTTCGTCACCTGTTCCGGTGACAATCCGAGGGCTTCGGTACGGTGATTCCCGAGCATGGCGGGCAGTACATCCCAAGCCCCGGAAAGGGCCTTGTCGATGAGATTCGCGTCCGCGCGCCACACCGTATGCGCCATATGCCACGGACGCCCGGCAAGCTGAGCATGACGAGAACGCGTGACTCTTACGAGTCGCTTCCCCGTAACCTCCAGTGCCTTGGTCACCAGCACATCACACACCGCCAGCAGCGCGGAGCGCTCAGCGAGAGCGGGAAGAGACCACGCCCCGCACGCGGGACACGTGGAAACCGAGGTGGTGGGTACCGTGGGGGTCACGCGTCAGCTCCGGGCATGGCAGTCTCCTGGTCGATAGTTTCGGGAATGTCGTTGTTCTCACTTTCATCTTCCGGTCCCTCTTCGACCTGCACCGGTTCCGGTTCGGAGATCGGTTCAGTCTCGGGTTCGGGACCTTCTTGACCGTCGAGAATTTCACGGATCTGCCGAAGGAGTTCGGGCAAGCCGGGATTCACTGCGAGTTGCGGTGAACCCGACACGAGGGCCAACACCATGTCCACGGCCGCGTCATTATCACCGTCATCCGGGGCGTCCGACTCGTTGAACCCAGACTCACGACGCAGAGCCGCGCCATCGATCTGCCCTTCCTTGAACACGTCCAGAGCGTCAGCCGTCCGGTTCGGTCGGGTAACGAGGTGACGCGTGGAGTACCACACGACGAATTCACGAGCCTCTTCCGGAGTCTTGCCCTGAGCTTCCAAGACAGGCCACAGGAATTGCTGAGTCAGGGCGTTAACAAACCGCTCGACCGGCGGGTTCACGTGCGTGGTAATCGTGTCTTCCTTGACCAGCCACGCGCCCCAGTGATTCATGCCGCCGGTACCAAGAAGGAGTTCCGGCGGGGCGTCGAGTTGCCATGCTGCCCGTTCGATCGACTCCCGGCGTAGGTTCCGCGCCTCGGGGTCAAGCACCTGGGAAAAGGTCTGGAGGTGGACGTAGTCAGAGGCCGCCCGATCGGTCCCGTCATCCGGAATGATCGACACCAGCGGAGCCACAGCCCCGGCTGCGGCGCGGTCCTTGATCGGAGTGACCATCGCGTCTACTAGCGCCTCATCAAACGGCATATCTTCACCGTTCGGTCCGGCAACGTCAGAAGCGGCGTTCTGGAGCAGGAAGAGGATTCCAGCGCCAGCAAGACGAGAGTCGATCTGCGCGGAAACGTGCATGGTCAGGCCCACGAGTTCCCGAAGGACGGGGAGGGCCGCGCGAACCGGACTGTTGGCCTCGCGCTGACGGCGCGGATGCGGGTGCCACACGCGGAAGGCATACACCTGCTCCTTATCCACGTGAATTGTTCCGCCGTGAGCCGCTTCGCACTCCCACTCCAAAGCGATCCCGCCATCGGTGAAGGAGATCTCGTCCACGGACAGGAAACGCCACTTGAGGTCTTCGATCGAGGGTTCCGCCAGAGGCTCCAACCCGATCGGATCCAGGAACATCTCCGGTTCCGCGATAGGAGCTTCGGCGGTCGGGTCCAGGAAATGCTTCGGCACTCCGACCATCCATCCGTCACCCGTGACGAACTGGTTTACCCCGTAGATCTCCAACATTTCTTGGATCTCGGATTCCGACCCGAGAAGGTCAAGAACATTCGCCGGATCGTCTTCATCAATCGGAACAGGTTCTCCGAACTCGTCCTGTTCCGTGACGCGCCCGATATACAGGCGAGCCTGTGACTCCCGGGCAGCCAACGTGTCGGCCAGGTAGCGCATCTCCCCTACCAGGTCGTAGACATCCCACGCCTCGGATTGCCACTCGTCACTGCCGTAGGCGGCAATGAGTTCACGCCGGTTGAGTCGCGTGGTACGCAAGCGCGCCGAAGCGGCGACCAGCGCCTTGCGCGCAAGGCGACGAGCCTCCGGGTCAGCGGTCGGTACGAGACCCTTCGTAGTTCGAGTGGGAGTCTTGGTGACCATCAACGCGGCTCCTCGTCATTATCGATAACAACTAATTCTTCTTCCTCGTCCCCATCGTAGATGTCAAGAGTCGCGACCAGGTGTCCCACCACGTAATTCAGGGCCAGCGAACCCATGATCAGACGCCACGGGACCATCATCCATTCCGGGGAAACGTAACCTGCGAACCAATACGTACCGAGCAACACCGCCCCGATCCAGAACCCAATACAGAACGGGCACGTGAATCCGTCCGCGATCCACTGACGTTCCTCGGGCAACCTGTCTCGAAGACGCTCCTCCAGGGGAAGGAGGGCACGTCTGCCGAGGTCATCCATGATGGCGAGCCGAACCAGGCGCAACGACCCTCCGAGTAGCAGGGCCATATCTGCGGCAATCCAGAAGATGGTTTCCAAGGTCATAGGGTTGATAGTGTCACGCCCTCACCGAGTCCGGCGTAGTGATCCACTCGTAGCCCGTTGAGGAACACGTTGACCCATGGCATTCGGGGAACGCGTCTTACGGGTGACTTCGACGAGGCGCAGACGGAACAATGCCTGACTGAGTGCGTCCACCTGGTCATCGTGCGCACCTGTGGGAAAGTTCCTCGTCTCATTGATCAGGTCCGTGACCCATTCACAGCCTGGTTCGCTCGGGTGGGGAATGTAGACGTTACCCGCCTCGACGAGGGGAGAGATAGCACGAGCGCGTGCCTCCTTGCTCTCCCGAGGATTGATCGGGATAAGGCCCGTCAACCTCCGGCGCATGGTGTCCAGAATCGCCGTGCCGTTCGCCTTGTCCTCGACCAATCGCGCGACCACCCACGGCGCGGAGAACGCCTCCATCTGGGGGAGGGTCTTGGTGAACGACCAGCGTCCGCGCACCTGTTGAGCTAGGAAGATCTGCGCCTCTCGACGTACCCACCGTTGACCCACCACGTAGTCAGACGCCTTGGTGTCCTTGAACGCGCAGTCCCAAGATTCCACCCAGGTACCGGCGTGGTCGTCCGGATCGAACAACACCACTCGACCGTCATCGGAAACCTTCTTCGGGTTCGTGGTCCAGTAACGCCACCAACCCACATTGAAGATTGCCCCCTTAGGTGCTGAGGGCTTTTGCTGATAAAGAGCGGACCACGTGTAAGAGCCAACGTCCTTTTGAATCTTCTCCCAGCGCTGAACCGCTTCTTCCGGGGTCTCCTCGATCAGGGGAGAGATCAGGGGTTCGTCGAGTTCACGCCCCAGGACATCGGATTCTTCATCCGCCAGCGCGGGGAAGGAAATGACTTCCCACTCGTTCGGGTCGCCCTCGTAGTCGTCCGACAGAAGACGCCCAATGAAATCATCCTCGTGCCAGCGCGTCCCGATCACGATCGTCAACGACGGTGGTTCGAGGCGGGTCAATGCAGTGGACAGCCACCAGTCCCACAGATTCCTTCGGAAGACCTCGGAGTGGGCCGTCACGAAGTCCTTGACCGGATCGTCGATCAGGAGCACCTTGAACCCACGCCCGGTAATCGATCCACCTACGGAGCGCGCAAGAATGCCGCCGTGTTCCTTGGTCTCCCACTCCTGGGCTGCCCCGGCGTCCGGCGCGATCCGGATTCCCAGTTCAGGCCGGTTCTCCGCGAACCGCCGCACCGCCCGGCCCCAAGTGACCGCAAGGGAGGAATCGTGGGAGACCATACCGATCTTCCACTCCGGATGTTGACGCAAGAGCCACACCTGGAGGTACTGGGAGGCCAGGGTGGACTTCCCCATACGCGGAGGCATGGAGATTACGAGGTTTCGGCTCTCGCCGTTCTCCACGTCCTCAACGGCCTTGGCGAGGCGGTCGGACAGGTACTCCAGGTGCGCGCGGACGCGGTATCCGTCGTCGAGTTCGAGTGCCTGCGCCAAGGCCGTTGCCGGGAGGTCTTCCCGCGATGCCGGAAGGATATTCAGCAAGGCGCGCGCGGCTGGGTCCGGAAGATCATCGATCAGCTCTTCGATCTCTTCCGGACTCAGCCCCGCTACCAGTTCGGCAAGTTCCGCATCGGTGTATTCGTCCATCACGGACTCATCGTGTCAGAGAAAGCCATTCGGCCCGAGTCTCCGGCTGATCCCGGAAAGCACCACGAGTTACCGAGGTCGTCATTTCCGCCGGGGTCTTGATCCCGCGCATAGCCATGCACAGGTGCATTCCCGTGGCCTTGACCGCAACGTCCTTCGTCCCCGTCACCTCGGTAACCGTGTCAGCGATCCTGGCGACCAGCCCCTCCTGCGTATTGGGTTGGTGCGCTTCCGCGTGCGCGATGCGCGCGAACTTGGACAGCCCGAGTACCTGGTCATCTGCGATATACCCGATGGTGACCCGTGCTGAGAATGGCAGGAGGTGGTGAGCGCACATGCTCCACGTATCGATCCCGGAGACGACCACCATTTGGTCTACCTGCTCCACGGGGAAGGTCGTAGCCACGGTCCCCGGGTCGTAGTCCATGAATTCTGCCCAGAAACGCGCTACCCGATTCGGGGTATCCGAGGTGTGCGGGGAGTCGTCCGGATCGATCCCTACTGCGTGCAGAAGATCCCGTACCGCCTGGGCTACGGCGTATTGATTGACGGACATCAGTGCCCCCTCTCGTCGCCCCAGGCGTACACGTGCAGCCGTGAGGAGAAGTTCATACCCCGGTCCACAGCGGCATTCGCCACGGCCGGAGTTCGGTCGGTAATGGTCTGAGCGTTCGTTCCCTCGGGCATGAGCCATACCCGAGAGGGCGAAATCCCATGTTCCTCGATAAACGCGTCCGTAGCGTCGAGGTCGGCACCGTCCCGGATCACGAACTTGAAGTCCGCGTAGTTGATCATGTCCGCGTGAATGCGCCGGGCGAGGTTTCCCTGATCGGCCGATGGAATGACCTTCGGTGAACACGTGATTGACGCCCACATTCCCAGCGTGGCCCCGAGAGGTCGCGTTCCGTTCGTCTCCAGATCGAACAGACGCGTATCAGCAAACCGGCTCAGTACGTACCCGAGACCTGCGGACTGGAGAAGAGGCTCGCCTCCCGTAACGACAATGCGCCCCTTCATCCGGCGCACGACGTCGGAGACCTCCTCGATCTCCATCTGCCGCACTTCCTGGGCGTGGTCGTACTTGCCCCAATCCCAGGTGTACGCACTGTCGCACCACGAGCACGTCAGGTTGCATCCGGCCACGCGCAGGAAGGACGCAAGGTGCCCGGCGTAGCGTCCCTCCCCTTGAATGGTTCCGGAGAAATGTTCTGAAATATTCAGATGCATTAGCGCTCCCACGTCTTTGGTGCGTCGTTGATCCACTCAGCGGCGTTCACTGAGGTCTCACTCACCCGCACGCGCTCCACACGCGCATCATGCGCACGGGTGAACGTTCGGAGAGCGTCCTGAGAGATCTCCGCCAGGAGTCCGGCGACGTTCTCCACGGTCGGCCAGCCGCCGTAATGCTCACTGAACGCGAACACCTTCCCGTGCGCGGCGAGCGTCTTAAGTAGGGGATCGTTCAGCCCGAGCATGAGCCCGTGGTCAAGGTGGTCATCGATCCACGAGCGGATCGCCTTCTTGAACGGGCCGAACTCGACCACGATCCCCGGATCACCCGGGGCCTGAACGGTGACCTCGACCCACCACGAATGCCCGTGGAGGGACTGGCACTTGCCCTCCAGGTGAGGGAGGCGATGCCCGGTCTCGAAGTTGTGCGTCACGGTGACTGAGCGCGTCATACAAACATCCTTTCGTAAAGCCATGTGTAACACTCCCCGACTCCCAATCCGTCAAGGGGCGCAGACACCACGGGCATTCGGGCTTCTTTCATGGCTTGGGTATACCTGCGAGCACACCAGGATTCAATCTGGCCCTTAGGCCATTTACTCCGTTGGAGAGTAAGTAGCCTCGTTAGTAGTTTCCTTCGAGGAACTGAATCACCCAGGAAGTAGTCATAAGGGCGAATTATTTCCTCGGGATATAGAAGCCCATGTCTCCCAGACAGAATGAGCCAGTCATATCCTCGATATTCAACGACTCGACGCGCCATACGGAATTGCTGTCCGATGTACAGGTCACGGGCGGGTGCCGCGTGGTCCAGCTTCGCGGCACCACACCCTATGACGATCGTCGGATCAGACAACGATCTTCACAGCCTCCCGCCAGAAGTCGGCATCCGCGTACGGCGTCGGGTCAGGAACTCCGGCGAGGTGGAATGCCTCGGCACGCTCGACGCACGTCCCGCACTTACCGCAGTGGATCTCGCCACCCTCGTAGCACGACCAGGTGAGCCCGAGAGGGGCGTTCAGCGCGGCTCCTCGCTTAGCGACGTCAGCCTTGGAAATGCCGAGGAAGGGCGTGTGCAGAGCGACCCCGTAGGCGTCGAACACCAAACCGCGCAGCCGGTCCCAGAACTCCGGACGGCAGTCAGGGTAAATCGGGTGATCCCCTGCGTGAACGCCCAACCACACCTTCGCGTTTCCGGTCGAGCCCGTGGCCGCGACAGCGGCAGAAGCGAACAAGAGGTTACGCCCCTGAACCACTGTGGACTTCATGTTCTCCTCCGCGTAGTGCCCGTGCGGAACATCACCCTCGTACAGCAGAGCGGAGCCGGACATGAGTCCGTCGAGCGAGATCACGCGATAGGGGATACCCGTGTAGTAGTCCACCACCGCCCGAGCGGCGGCCAGTTCCTTCTTGTGCCGCTGACCGTACGAGAAGGAAACGGCCTGAATGGTGTCCCCAAATTCCATATCCCGCAGCGCAGTAGCGAGAGCCACGGTCGAGTCCATTCCGCCGGACAGGACAACGAGGTGATTGGTCATTTCATTTCTCCTGGGTTAACGAATTCGTGAGTAGTGTCAGCGATAGCGGAGACAGGCCCCACAATATTCGGCCAACGTTGACGGGTAGGGTGCAGTATCTCGGAATCCCTACCCACACCGAAAGCCGTCACCGCGTGAGGCCCTTCTTTTCGAGAAGCGCGAGGCGCGCTCGTTTTCGCTTCCGGGTGTACCGCTCCCGTGCTGTCTCCTGGGCGACCTACTACCCCTACCTGCCAGGGTCCAGACGCCGGGAGTCCTGAGTGATTTTCAGGGTTAACCGCCTGAGAGTTAGCTCCCCCTCTACCCATAGCGCTAACCTGCCACGGCCGGGCCGTGGCAGGTGACGCAACGAGCGACCTGGGGGCCGTCACCTGCTGACGAGAACGAAGCCACCGACCGTAATGCTGGACCGCCTTTACGGCGACGCGCCCGAGATCGCGGCGCACTTCCGGAGTCGATACCGCGATCTTCTTCCAGTGAATCCCGTAGTGCTCACGCAGAAGTCGGGCGTACTTCGCCGGTTCCTTCCCGTCCAGGTCCACCGTGTAGAAGCGTGCCTTGTCCACGTCCCACAGACGCAAGGTAGCGAACCGGAACGCGGAGGAGAACCCGGAAGAGTCCGTGGAGTAGAAGGGCAGCTTGTCCAGCAACTCAGGGTGACTGATCCCCCAGCCGTGGAACCGGACGTGTGGTGCGTGATCGCGTACGTGCCGGAAGAGCGGAATGAGCCAGCGCATCAGGCGAGCCTTCTCCGAGGAGTACGCCACCATTCCCCCGAGACCGAGGAAGTCCACTCCCTGCTCCACGTACCAATCCAGGTCGCTAACCGTCGCCCCGTAGTGAATCGACGGTACGAGGTTCAGGCCGTCCGCTTGAGCGGCTTCCCAGTTCCGACGCGTTGCCGGGGCGTTCCCGATCACGTCGAGCGAGGCTACCCACCACAGGGAGTCACCCCACTTAGCGGCCCACTCGTGAAACTTTTCACGATCGATCGGCTTGCCGGAGGTCTCGGCTGAGAACGCCCCGGAGTCCCCGATAATGCGCGTACCCCAGCCGTGAACTTGGGCCATGTCCACGTCCGAGAAGTAGTGGTAGCTGCACAGGATGTCGGTCGGTTCGTCGAGCGTCACAACGTCGTTCGGAGTGTTCAGAGGCGATGCGAACACCTTCGGGTCAGCGTTACTCGACTTACTCACGGCGACCACCTGTCTCGGGCCATCCGGGCGTCGATCCTCTGGGGAGAGAGAGGGTCGCTTGTGAATCATGTCTTCCTAACGCTGTGACTTGACGGGGCCCTCCCTCACTTACGGACGAAGCCACTGGGCAACGACCTCCGCGTGATCCTGGTCGGCCAACGCCTCCTCCACTTGCTCGGCCAGAGTGCGCGGGAGATTCAGCGTCACCTTGCGAAGGGCGTCGTTGGCTTGGTTCTCCTCGTCGTCGGCTCCGTATTCCTCAGCGAGTGCGTCCAGGTCGCGCTCCCCGCCATCCTCGTTGACACGATCAGTGAGTACACGAAGAGCCTCGATGTCCTCTTCCGTGAATCCCACGCCTGAGTAGTCGTCGAGCGAATCCAGGGCATCAAGAAGCGAGTCATCCACCCAGCCTCCCAGTTCCGTGGTCCTGTTCAGGGCGATAAGCGCGGCAGTCGCCTCGGCGTCCGTCCGGCTCGCCCAGCCCACACCTACCGGGACCATCCACTCCCCGGACTCGTTCACGAGTACCCCGTCCGGAGCGTCCTCCCCTCGCTTGAACATCTGGGTCAACGTCTCGCGCCGCCCGTGCCCAGAGATGATGTACCCGGTTCGGTCGTCCCGGACGATGGGATCGATGGTCCCGAAGCGCTTCACGGAGGCGTCAATCTCCTCCAGGTTGTGACTCTTGGGATTCCGAGGATTCACCTTGAGTTCCGCAAGGCGCACGTATTCAGTCCGGCGCGGTGCAGGAGTATCAGTCGTCATTCTTGTTTCCTTCCTCGGAAAGCGTGGGGCGCCATCCCATAGCGATAAGACTCTCGACGATATCGTTCCCGAGGGTGAGGTAGTCGGCCCCTTCCTCACGGTGCAGAAGGTCGGTCGCCTCCGTCTTGGCCTCCGACACCTCCTCGACCTCGTAGCCTTCCGGGGCCGCGATATCGATGGCCTGAGTCGGGCGGGAGGCGAGAGCGCCCGTAAGCGCCAGGATCAGGTCCAGGACAGCCCCTTGATTCAGGTGAATCTTCGAGGTGTCCCCGTCGTAGGACTCCAAGGTGACCCGATCCGCGCGGACGCCGGTCTGAACAATCAGCATTCCCGGTCCCTCCCCGGATGCCTGACCGTGCGTCACTATCGCCTTACTCGTCATCTTCGTAGTTTTCTCCTTCGTATTCGGGCATTTCTACACAGAACCAGGGCCACGCGGATTCGCAGGCCATACAAACCCAGGTCCAATACTGATCCTCCGTGAGCCACATGAGCCTAGGAGAATGGTCGAAGTATTGAGTCGGGTCGATCTCAACTCCGCGGATAATCAAAGTTCAGATCCGGAGTCTCCCATTCATACGGGGTCATCGTCATGAACAGGTGGGTATTCCACGGGACCGGAGAGAGCCGCGAGACGAGGTGCTTGCACTTGTTCCCGTCGAACGTCAGCGCCCCGTGATCAACTCGGGGCAACAGTAGATACCCGTACTTAGTGGGGCCCTCGTCCTCGTCCTCGTACCCTTCACAAGTAATCGAGGCGAGTCCCGGAATCCACGCTTCTACTGCCGCGTACGGAGGCAAGAGATCCCGTGCTTGCTGACCGTCGAGCGTGCAGTCAACTGAGTAGTTAATGAACTGGGTTGCATCTGGGCTCAGGTTCCCCCGGAGCGTCAGGTCCATTTCCGCTTCGAAGGCCGCCACCGGAGCACCCGGGAGAGTGGGGCACCCACACTTCCATAGCTCGGATACCTGAACTGATGCTTGAGTCTTGATTCGCGTAGGCGTCACTCGTGCCTCAACTCCAATCCGTGGTACTCGTGGTCAATCAGCCAACGAGTCCACTCGTCCTGATCTTCGAGGACGGCTCCACCCGCCTTGCGCTTCAACGTCGGGCCGGTTTCCTCACACAGGTCACACCAGGCAATGAATGCTGTACTCATTCGTCATCCCCGCTCTTCTGCTCAATGACCTTGTGGTCCTCGGACAGGTTCGAGGCGAGGCCCCGCTTACGCATCGACGTAATACGGGCCATGAGCAGATCCTTCGCCACACCCGCGTCCACCACCTGGGTACGGGGCATACCCGCGCGGTCGAGGATCGAGTTCGCCGCGCGTTGCCGGTCGGCCGACTTTTCCGCCGTAGCCATTTCCCGCGCCAGTGTGGCAATCGCGGGTTCGATCAATTCAAGAAGTCGGAGCTGCGCCTTACGCTTGATCTGGGGCGCTCCTCCCCCGTGATAACGGCATACGCGGCCCCCCGCAATAGCCATCGCGCCGCACCGATCACCGGTCTTTCTGCTGGTCGCCGTACACCGCCCATCTTGGGACATTCCCTCTGGAACTACTTCCTGACCCTCCATATTCATGTCTCCTATGTAACACGTTCCGATGGGTCCTACGGTGAGGGTACAGGGGCAGATGGGAGTACACGAATACCCCGCCGACGCGTGATGCGTGACGGGGTATCGCGTGGTACGTATGTATCAGGGATTGTCAGGTGGGATGGAGAGGAACGTCGTACTCATGGCACGGACATTCCGGACAGATGCAGTCCGTTCTACTCTCGGTCTCCTGCGTGGTGAAACACTCCGGGCACACGCACGCGCATTCCTGAAATTCCGGTAACGGATGCGTGCGGTCGTGAAACAGGGCCTTGGCGATAGCCGCCTCGACGCCCTCGGGGTCGTGATGCACGTGAGTCAGCGCTTGCTCTTGATATGAGCGCGGAAAGCCGCTCCGGCGTTCAGGGATGACGCGATGGCGGACAGGGCCCAGACCACTGTCATGATCGCCCAGGCGGTCGGGAAGGAGCTGGACTCCTGTGCCTCCACCTGAGCCAGTTCGAAGCATCCGAAAGCTGATCCAAGGGAGGCCAGGAGCGCCGCCGACCACGCCCGCCCCTTACTGAGTTCGCTTCGATCTGAGATCATCCGATCTCCTTCACGTACTTGAGTCGGGGGTGAGACGTTCGAGAGTCACGGTGGCGTGCCAGTGGCCTCCCTCGTCCTCCCACGACCAGGTAGCCGGGGCGTGGAACGCCTCTTCGATGGCTACAAGCCAGCCCACGAGAGCCCCGAGATCATCGCTGCGTGCGAGATCGTCCAGAGCGCTCTGAGCCCGTTTCTTGGCTTCTTCCTGGCCGATCTCGCGCAGGTAGGTGACGTGCTGATCGAGCTTGGCCCGCTGTGCAGGGGTGAGCGCCGGGTCCCACTTAGTCATCGGAGTTGTCCTTCCTGTTCCCCCGGATACGGGTAGCGATCGCGTCGAGCAGGTCACCTCCGTGGTGGAGCAGAAGAATGGCGACGGGAGCGGCCAGAATCATAGCGATGAGGCCCAGAGTTTCCAGGAGTGAATCCATGCGTGCTGCCGGTCCTTTCAGGAGTTGCGACGGCGATTCTTGTCAGCTCGCCTACGGGCAAGAAATGCGGAAATGTCATCCTGCGCGAGAACGTAGGCGCAGAAGATGACCAGGAGCCAGCCGATGCATTCCACGGGTGGGATTTTTCCTTTCTTATTGGTGGGGGACGCGTACTTGAGTCCGGCGTGGGTCAGTCGATGACTTCCACGAATTCGCGGAGCTTCGCGGCGATCTCCGGGAAGGTCTTGTGCTCGTGGGAGAGGCTGGAGTCGTTCCACTTGATCAGCTTGTGGATGCTGATGTACTCGTGTGCCCCACCGAAACCTTCTACGACCTGCTCGAAGTCGAAGTGGTCGCGAACTTCGGGAGGCAAGGTCGCGTCGTATCCGGCGAACTTGACCACCGGAGAATGAGCGTCGTCGCCACACTCATCGTGACACCGCCCAGTCTCCTGTTCGAGCTGGAGACCGTCCTTGATCGCGACGTCACAGAGAACGCCAAGACAGCACCACTCGGCCTTCCCCTCGTCCTCCCCGCTGATCTGGCACAGCCACCCTTCACCCTGGGGGTACTTACCACTCTCCAGCGCCTCGGTCCACAGGTCCAGACCGCGCTTGGACATCCTGATTCCCATTTTTCCTCCATCGGTGAGGTAGCAGCCGATCTGCCACACTCCAACCCCCATGACGTGAGCCATGAGGGTATGGAGCGTGTCAGACGACCACGACGCGCGCACGGAGTTCCTGCGCGATCTCGACGAAGTTCTTGTGATCGGACTCGGTGGTGTCGTTCCAGGCGACCAGCGTCAGAAGCTCGAAGACGTCATTCGCCCGTGCCTCTTCGTCGGACGCCCCCTCCGTGATCTGGAAGTGGTCCAGGACGGACCGGGGAGGCATCGTGGACCGGGTGTCGTACTTGTAGATCTCCACTGCACCGTAGGGCGCGGACTCCTCGGACACCTCCGCGCCATCCTTGAGAGCTACCCGGCAGAGAACGCCGAGGCAGCAGAACTTCTCCTTGCCGTCCTCCAGGTAGTGCAGCCTCCCGCGTCCCTGCTCGTACTCTCCGGACTCCAGGGCAGCGGTCAGCAGATCAAGGCCACGCTGAGACATCTGGATCATCGGTACTCATCTCCTTGTGTTCGTACGGTCAGGTCCGCCGTACTCCAATCCCCACGACTTACCGGCCGTGAGGGTATGGAGCGCGTCAGATCACTTGGCGGCGAAGCCAATCCCCTTGAACGGGGCCGCGTTGCCGCCTTTCAGATTTGACACCATGTTCGTGCGTTCGAGGACCGTCATAGGAACCCCCGCACACTGGGCCGCCTCGTCCAGCGCGATAGCCAGAGTGCGCCCCGTATGGGCACAGATATCTGATTCCGTGTGGATACTCCCGAGCCGCCCATGTGCGACTGTGGCCACGTCTCAGCCTCCTGTCAGGACCCGCAGGATCGACCGCAGATCTGCGGCGTCCACCGTGGCGTCCTCCTCGGGGGACTTGTACTCCTGGGCCTCCTTGAACGCTTCCTGAGTCAGCCTCTCGACCCCCTGGGCGAACTCCACGAGGGTTCTGAGCGCCACGAGCGAACGGCACTCCATGCACCCGTCCTCAAGGTGCTGAGGACTCGGTGTGGGCTGACTACCGACATAGTTGTCCATCTCCTCCAGATCGACTAGCATTACTTCTTCTCCTTTCCTGTGTTGTTACTACTTCCCGGGAATTCCACTAACCCCGTCCCCTTGCACGCCTTGCACTTATCAGGAGAGATAGCGGTATTTCCTCCTTTGGTTGCGTAGTTCCGACCCACCAAGCCGTAACCCTTACAGGGTCGGCATTTCGTTTCCATCAGTTCCCCCGTTTCGAGCGACGCAATGCACGCTTGAGTGCCTTAATCAATTCCTCGGCCTTATCCGGGTGCAGCGGCATGTAATCGCCCCGCTGAGTGGTGCCAATCGGCGTACGAGACACCGGTTCAAGGCAGATAGCTCCCTCAGGGCTCACGTAGACGCGGACCCACTCCTTACCGTGAAGGTGGAGCGGGATGTCCTCGTAGCTCGTGACACCCTTCATGAGGCGTCCTCCCGCTCATCCTTCACCATGTCCAGGATCTCCCCGTAGGGCGTCATACCGTCCTGTTCAGACTGAATGAGGGCGATGGTCTGAACGGCGTGTTCGGTGAACCGGAGCTGCGTGTGCATCTCCAGGTGCTCCCACAGAAGTTCGAAGCGGGCATCGTTCGGGTCCACCACACCCCCGCCGATCTGGTACTTGCCCGGGATCGAACCCATGTCCTCGAACGTCTGGGCTGTGACTTCCACCCGGTTCAGCATCCATCCCACAGCGCACGAGGGAGTGCCGTCGTACTCGAAGTAAACGCATCGCGTCCTCGGGTGCGTGTAGTCACGCCCGCGCTTGGCAACGCACTCACCGAACAACTTCGCGACGCTCTCAGCGTCGATAACCGTTTCCTTGGTTGTCATGCTCTTCTCCTCGTCAAATCAGATCCGGTCGTAAACCACTTCGGGCCACACTCCCGCGCTTCCCGGCAGGATCGTCACGGCGCGCAGCCGGGCGTGGGTCACGGTCAGGGTTCCCTCACGCATCACGAAGCCGAGTTCGTCCAGGTCGATCCCGAGGGCGATCTGACCTTCCGGCATATCCTCCGGCTTGAGGTACAGGTAAGCCATGACGTCACTGACAGCCCCGAAGCTGTGCGTGCGGCTGACCACGACGCTCCCCACGAGCCGCGCACCCGCGTGCCCGTGTTCCGGCGGGGAACCCACAGGGAGAACGCGGAGGGGCAGAGAGTGCCCGTACTGCCAGTTAACGACCCCAGGAAGGAGAAGACGGCCGTCACGGGTCTCCTTACCCTCCACAGCGATGCACAGGTACGGAGCGAGTGCGTCCAGCTCAGCCAGCGGGGAACCTACGTCGCTCATGCGCTCTTCCCCTGCCCCTGAACCACACGGCGTACCGTGACGTTGAAGCCCGTGCCGTAGTACCCCGTACCGTCCGAGCCATCGAAGCGCGCAATCTGCGCCTGAGTCCCGTCCTGGCCATACACGAACAGACGGAAGATACGGGGGTTATCCCTCGTGTTGGACTCCAGGCCGTCCTTGTCGTTGACCATGGTCAAGACACGCATGATCACGCCGTCGAACGGCTCGGTAGCGATCTCGCTCACCTCGTAATCCACACAGCACGCCCGGACCGGCTCCAGGTCCAGACTGGTCCCGTCGTCAAGCACAAGGCTCACGAGGTGCTTCCGCGCCTTGGCGATCTGGACGATACGGCGACCGACCAGGACTCCACTCCAGTTCGCCGGAGCGTCCGGCGTATCCCGCCGAGTCTCCCAGGTTCGCGTGTCCCCGATCGGGTCCGGGCCCGCGTACTTGTATTCGAGCTGTTTCATCATTCCTTCTATTCGGTAAGGACGTCACCGGCTCAACTGGCCCGGCGCCCGTCTTTGCTCTTGAGGCGAGGCATCCGCATGAACGGGTCATATCCGGTCGGGATGTTCGCCGCCTTGCGATCCCGGAGGATCGTGCGTTCCGAGACACCCAATTCCCCTGCTATCTCGTGATCCACCAGTCCGGCCTTCGCCATGCCCCGTACACGTCTACGACGTCGTTCGATGTCCTCCGGGGTCGAGTGGATGTACCGCGCTCCTTTACGAACCACGACGCCCTTCCCTCGCGGTCTCCTCGGCCTCCAGGCGAACCTCTTCGAGGCATTTTGAGCACCCGCAATCCTTGGAGTGACGTCTGAGATGCTTGCCCTCAGTCATCGTCTGCACCCTTCCGGGAGGCCAATTCTTCGTTGATGTCCTGGAAGACCTCCTTGGCATTCTCGGCGGCCTCGGTCCGGTCCTCCTCGTCGAACAGAACGAAGGCCTGAGCCGCGATCCGCTGAATCTTGCGCAGCGTTTCCGTATCCAGATTGGAATACCCGCTCATTCCTGGATTCCCCTCTTCTTGTAGATCGTGGCGTGAGTGTCGCCCCGGTGGTCGCGCAGGAGCCACTTCCGAGTACCGTCATCCTTGCGCCCGGCGTACTCCTGATTGAGGCTCCGATAGCTGGTCCCAACCACCTCGGACAGGAACTCCCCCACGCCCGTGAAGTCGCTCACCTCGATTCGCCGGGACTGCTCGGAGCCGTCCGGGAGCTTGATGGTCACCAGTTCGGTCTTCGCGTCCTGCACTTCGGGAACCTGACGCAGATCGAGACCCAGTGCCTCTGCCGTCTCCTCGGGTACCTCGACGGGCCACACCACGTCCTCCGTGTACGTGTCCTCGTACCCGTTGCACACGGCGACGTACACCTTCTTGCCGTACGTGTCGTGGCTGTAGGTGGCCTCGTGCATCGTGCCGTCGTTGCAGTCCTCCTGGCACTCGACCTCGTACTTGGTCACCGTGGGCTGCTCCTTCGGGGCCTCGGCAACCGTCTTCGCGTCTCGGGCCGCGATGTACTGCTTCACGGCCCGGTCGATTCGGGCCTTGTGCGGGTAGGTCTCGCGGCCCTTGGGGGTCTGGCACTTCTCGTCCGCGAAGACACCGCATCGGGTGCAACGCGAGCCCATCGCGAGGATGTCCATCTGAGCGTCCCGCTCCTGCTTGCCGTTCATGGTGACCTCCTGGGTTGTTGTGCTGACGTACGTAACATTACACCATGTCGGGCCAGTCCAACAACCCAGGGGGATAAGAGACTTACTCCCAATCGGTGGGGTTCGTGAATCTGATCGGGTACTCGTGCCGCTCCGCCATGAGCATGGCGAACGTCAGGTCGGTGCGTTCCGGGTAGGCGCGCTTGCTCGGGTAGAGCCGATCTGTGGGCCACGAGATACGCCAGTCGAATGCTCCCTGGTTCATCTGGAGTCCCAGTCCGAGGTCCGGATCAAACCAGACCTTCATGTCCTCCCGGGCGCTCGTGTACCCGTGCATCAGCAGAGTTCCGGCGGGCTTGATGAAGTCTTTCGCGAAGATGAACTTCACGGGCTCCTCCAGTTTGCTCACCCACTCCGTGTACTGCTCGTACTGCTCCTTATCCATGTCCTACTTCTCCTCGCTGTCGTTCACGGCTTCGATCTCGTCAGGTGCGAAGATCTCGTAATCTCCGCCAGGAAACTCCACGGCGTACGGGTAGTCGGTCACCTCGAAATCGGGGTCTCCGTAATCCTCCGACACGTGCTCAATGACGCCCACCATCCCGGCCTCCGCCCGGAAACCCCCGGAGAAGGGGTTTCCGGTTCTCACTTTGTACGCCTCGGTGACGCGCACCTTCATGCCCCTCTTGAGCTTCACGGTGTTCTCCCTCGGCTCTTAGCTGTCGGTACGGGAATTGCGGTTACTCCAACCCACACTGTCCAGGTGATGCCGAGGCATCCGAATGGCCCCGCACGCGCAACGCTGCGTGAGATTCAGTCTGATAAATCCACGAGTCTGAGCCCAGCACTGATGGTTACGGGGCGGAATACCGGCTTCCCACCAGGGAATTCCGCGAAGGTGCTCAATCCACGTCATCGGATCACCAGACGGCGGGTCCTCCCGCTCGTAGGCATCCTCAACAGACCCCCGGCGCACGATGAACACATTCGACCCAAACGCTCCACACCGCACGCAGTCATACCGATGCGGAACCTGGTGAATAGCGGTATTACCGGAGTAGACCGGACCCCACTTGTGTCCGAAGAGCTTGCAGATCAGGTTCATTCGCTTCTCCTCAAGTAGAGGGAGGGGCCGCAAGGCCCCTCCCGGATGATCACGCCTCGACCAGCGAAGCCTTGGTCGGGCGGCTGTAGAAGCCGAAGGTCTCGTCGCCCTCCTTGGCGGTCACCTTCGCCGTGAAGGTGACGTTCTTTCCCTCGCACTGTTCGCCCATGATGGCCTTGGGCATCGTGCCCCACACGCGGAATCCCCGGTCGTCCTTGACCAGCATCTTGATCACGCTGCCGTAGTAGTTGAACTGCTCCTTGACCCGGATTACCGTGCCCGTGATGACGATACGACCCTCGATCACCGGGGAGGAGTTCTTGCGCTCCTCGGCCCGCTGAACCGCGATCCGACGCACAGCCTCCGTCTGCCGCTCCGAGAGCGCCCGGTTGTACCTGTAGGTGTCCACCATGTCGAACAGGAACGTTCCCGGCTCACCCACGAAGGTCAGTCCCTCCAGGAACGTCACCACGTCCGCGTTGTCGGTCTTCCACTCCTCGAACTCCGAGAGCTTCGCGGCCTCCTTCGCGGCAACCTCAGCGGCCTTGGCGGCTGCCTTCTCGGCCGCCTTACGCTCCCGGAGCTTACGGTTGTACTCGCGCCGGTCAAGCTGCCCCTGAGAGACCCTCTTGCCGCGCGCTCCGTGGCAGGTGAAGCACACCTTCTCGACCGTTCGGTGGCCGACGACCTTCCCCTGCTTCACCAGCGTCACCGAACCGGCAACATCGATACCCCAGTCCACCGAACCAGAACCGCCGCACTTGCCGCAGTCCTCCCAAATGTTCTTGACGTTGTAATCGGCCGGGCGCTTCGTGCGGGTCATGGTGTGCTCCTTCGGATCGTGCTCTGTTGTGCTGACGTTCGTAACATTACACGAATCCAGGGGACTTAGCAACACCGGGCCGGGACGACAACAACCCGCCACCGGAAACCTGTTGAGTTTCGCGATGGCGGGTTGCGCCTCTCCTGGAACCCGAGGGCTCCTGTCAGCACCGTAGCACCGGTGACCGACACGAGGTCAGTCGATACCTTCGAGGGTCGGTGTCTGCGGATCGCGGAGCATCCCGGGAGGAGTGTCCGAGAACCCGCGTTCCAGGGCTTCGGACACCTCCGGGTTCCGCAGGACGGCCACCTCCGCCTCCGTGTACACCTTCGCCGGTTCCAGGACGATCCGCCCCTCAGGGTGGATCGTGGCCCGGTACAGGCCCGCCGCCCCCTTCCCGAGGGTGCAACGCCCCTTGTCGTCCACAGTAACGTTCCGGAACTTCACGTCATCGCTCATCTGTTGTCTTCCCGGTTCAGATAGCAGTCAGCGCACTTGTCCTTCTCGTTGAGAGCGAACTCGTCACATCCCCAGGTGCGGCACTTCCGGGTCACGCTACCCAGTTTGATCGTGGAGGAGTCGCGCATCGTGGTCTGAACCTCTTTCAAGTGTTGGTAAAGGAATATTCCGCGTTAATTATTTCAAACCAGCGGTTAGAAATAACGACGGTAAACCGTGCGGAAAGTTTGGGCTGAACGCGGGGTTACATCTACTGCTATAGCCCTATTTTGGGAGAGACCTCCCGGTTCGCAGCCGCTAGGCGTCACCCGGCGCACTCTGGCGATTTACGTCTTCCGCTCCCTAGGGGTCGCTCCGCCGCAAATCGCCGCCGCGCTCCGCGCACCGCCTAGCGGCTAACAAATCTCGACGCGGATTTATTCCGCCCGAGTCAGGACGCTGGGGAATGCCTCGGGCTGGCTTCCACCACGGATCATGCGGAGGTGATTGACCGGCCTGCCCTGGAGGTAGGCGTTCCATGCCTTGATCGTCAGGGCAGCCACCCACACGTTCGAGCGGCCCTCGCGGTCGTGCTTGTCGGCCTCACGCTGGAGCGTCCTACGAAGGACAAAACACGCCTCATCCGCGCTGTCAGCGATTCCGGTCGTGAGCCGGTGCCAGAACTCGTCAGCGTCCATGTACGAGGCGTCCTCGAACTCCTCGGTCAGGACGGCCGTGACACTCCGGGGCATGTACGGGATCTTGTCCGAACGGGAGGTGGAGACCTTGACCAAATCGAGAACGCGCTCCTCGTTCTTGTTCAGGAAGGCCAGGAGTTCCGCGTTCGTCCACCGGAGACGGGCCACGGGCCCGGCCATCTCGAAGCAGCGCTCCAGTGCAGCGTTCTCCCGCGTGTAGATCCCCCGCAGGACCACGGACAGAGCGTTGGTGTTCGTGTACCCACGGATGGCGAGGATGTCGGCCAGGGTGCGGGGGCGTCCCGTGTCAATGGTGTCCTGAACCTCGGCCGGAACCCCATGCACCACGAGAACCCGAATCGACGTGTTCGCGTTGATACAGGCCAGGGCCCGGTGCTGCCCGTCGATGAGCTTTCCGTCCGCAGTGATACGGATAGCGTCCCCGTTAAACTTCCACTCGCCCTTCTCGACCTGACGCATGATGCGCCCGGTGTTCTTCGCCGAGATCGTGCGGTTCTTGGGGTTGTGCCCGAGGAGTTCCGAAGCGACCTCCGGCGTCATGTCCGCCGCGAAGATGTCCACCCCGTCCGTGTAGAGAACCGGGCTGACGTTCTTCCATGCGTACTGCTCAGTGCTGTCTGACATACTGATCACGTCATCTTTCTTTCGGTCTGTGATAATTCCGGGTGATAGCGAAGAGAACGGTCTTGAACGCCTCTCGGGCCGTTTTCTTCTGCTTCTCCGTAAGGAGCCGCGCCAGGTCGGCCGCCGCTCGCTGATCCATCGTCACGTAGTAGACATCCTGGCCCGGGTAGCGATCCGTCCAGATTCGTCCTTCGGTAAACCGAGCCAACCTGTTCCGAATGACGATGGCTTCCTCATGCCTGGCCGTGACACGAGCCAACCGCGCATTGAGCGCCGTGACTGTCGCGTCATCGTCCAAGTTCGACGTCATGACCTCTCCCCATGACTAGTAGCGCTAGCACTCACCCCAATGACCGCGAGGCTTGGGGCAGTACTCCTGCTCATAGGAGCCCTGGGCCACATCGGTGGGCTTCTCCACCGGGCGGCCTACGAAGCGTGCTCGCTTGAGCGGCTTGCCGCAGGTCCCGTCCTTGGGGTCCGGCTCCGGGCGGATACCCCAGTTAGCCCTCATGGGGAAAGTCCTCCGGGTCCTTCTTCGAGCGCGTGTTCGTGTGGATGACACCCAGCCATGTACTGAGTTCACGCACCGAGCTACCGAGGTTACTTCCGAAGGTCTTGGCTCCGAATGACGCCATGGCCATACCGAGCAGGCCGAGCAGCAGGTCATCCCACCTGCCGTCCGTGATCCGGTAGACGAGGCCAGCCCAGACAGCCAGGATGAGCCCAATAACCACGGATACCAGGGAGCCCGCCAGGACTCCCGGAAGTTCTCGCATGTACCTCAGTTCCATGAGGTCCACGGTCTCTTTCTCTTCCTCCATGTCCCCTCCTCCCTCTGTGGACGTGCTGACGTTCGTAACATTACCACATGTGGACGAGGCCCGACTCCCACAAGGGGAGTCGGGCCCAGAGTTCACGCCTGGCCGTAGATCTTACGGGCGTTGTCAGGACGTCCCGAGGTGTTCCGCCCGTGCCACCACCAGGTCCACGTCCGCTCTGGCAGGTGCGAGAACGTGGCTCCGTCCTCAACCATGCGCAGCCACAGCCCCCAGTCCTCACAGTCCTTGTGAGGCCACGCGTCGGTCCCCGGGGTCGGAAACCCGCCCACCTCCAAGAACTTGTCGGTACGGATCACGGTCGTGACAGGGATGTAGTTGTTCTTGCGCAGGGCATTGACACTAAACGGCTTCTCGAAGGCGTCCACCTTCCCCCCGTTCCCGTCCTGTTGGAGGAGAACCTTTGTGTCGTTGCGGAGGACTTTCCCGCGCATGAGATCGAACCAGGGGTACACGATGTCCGCCCCGGTCTCCTCGGCGTGACGAATGCACTTGGTTAGGTGTCCCGGCTTGAACTCGTCGTCATCATCGAGTAGCGCCAGAAAGTCCCCGGTAGCCCTGTTTGCTGCCCGATTACGAACTACCGCAGGACCGTCCCCTCGGTCATCCATTTCTACGAGGACTTCAAAATCGGTAAAGTCCTGAGCCTTCACTGAGGACAGCGCCCGATCCAGTAGCTTTTCCCTTCCACGAATAGTGGGAATAATTACGCTACATTTCATCCTTTACGCCCCTTCCATGCGGTGTACCAGTCCTTGTACTTCTTCGTCTTCCTATGTTCTCTCGCCCGCTGCGCCTGGCACTTCCTACAGTGCCTTGCTCCGGCTGCGCCTACCCGACAGTTGTCTTTGTTGTACTCATGTCCTTGTGGGCAATGTGTAATTGCCTGAGAGTTACGTCTCTGAACTTCCCGCAACAAGCCTGGGACGAGTCCTCTTCGGACATTCTCGGACCGGGTAACCGGTTCAAGATGATCAGGATTAACACACGCTCGATTACGGCACAAGTGATCTAAGTCAAGTCCATTCGGGATATCTCCAACGAACCACTCATATGATCTTCTATGCGCCTGGACAGATCGGTTATTTCCAGTAGTAGTGCTTCCGGCGTTAAATCGTCCGTATCCACTGCCAGACTTCCCGGCTACCCATTCCCAGCAACCATCCTTAGCTAGAAGGTTTACCTTGGGCCAGAACCTCTCCCACTCTGGAGCCGGTGGGGGCATTTAATGTAATCACCATCTCTTCTGGAGCAGCGTCACACCACGTGGCGTCGGGGCACTGATCCGGTTGTACTTGAGGCGTTCGGCCTCCGTCGCGATCTGCCGGGAAAACGGGTTGTATTTCGTGTGTCCGGGTTCCCCGCAGTCGTGAATCCCCACGAAGGCTCCCGGCGAAAGCATCGGGGTCACGATACGCAGCTCCTTCGCTCGAAGCTCGAACAGGGAGTCCAGCCAGGCGAACCCCACCTTCGGGCGCTGCCCGATCTCTACGAGGTGCGCCAACGCACGCAGACCGTCCAGGCTCGACTCCTGGTGAACCTCAACGCGCATCTCCATAACGCGCTCCCGTGCGATCTTCACGCGCGCCGGATCGGTCTCGAACGTCATCAACAAGCCATGCGGGGTCTCCCCCAGCATCTCCCCAATGAGTTCGGCCGTCTGCCCGAAGGCCGTTCCGGTCTCCACCACGAGATCCGGACGGAGCATTCCGACCGTAGCAGCGATCCATCTACTGACCTCGTACTCCGTGGAGTCCTGATCCGGAGAGTGCAGGCGTTCCGGGTACGGGCAATCCTTGCGCTTTTTCGTGTACCGGCCCTCGGGCTCCATACCCTCCGGGATCACTGATCCTCCAGGTTCTTCACGAAGCGGTCCAGCACCTCAGCGAACGTCATTCCCTCTTCGCCGTTTTCCGGGGTTTCCAGGGACTTGTAGAGGTCGTAGTCCATATACGACACCGCGTCCCTGAGCGCACCACCCAGGGCCTCCCGCGTCGTGACGACCGTGTCGGAATCACTCCGACACTGGGCACACTGTCCTCCGTTGAAGCAGTCACCACACATGTCACTTCTCCCTCATCATCGGGTACCCCAGATTTCGTACGTCGTAGTGATCCGAACCTCCGGGGTCTCCTTGTCCTGATCCTCCCTTTTGCGGCTCACGCTAGCCGGACCCTTCGGGGGTCGCTCAGGATCGTCGGACTCAGGAACAGGCTTCTTATCGAACAGCCCCATGGTCATCCCTCCGGGAGATCGAGAGCGGAGCGGCACCCGGCGTCCTTGGCGAGGAGAACTTGTCGCATGGCGAAGGACTTTTCTGAGCCCTCCGGCAGGAAGTCGTTCAGGAACGCGACCAGTTCCTCGAACTTGCGTGCTACGTCCCGGATGTTCGTGTTCTGAGTGCGCCTCGACGTGTCGAAGTAGCGCATCAGGTAGTGGTCCTGTTCCATTTACTCAACCTTCTTTCCGAATACCGTCTGTTCGTATCGCTGAATCAGGTAAGAGCGAGCCTCGTCCACGGAGTCGAACACCGTTGATGGCGCTTCATGAGGGTCATCCCGAAACTTGGCGCGCCACTTGTCCAGGTTCGAAATATAGATCACGAACCCTACGTGATACTCCCTGGTCTCAGTTCGTGTAAATACCAGGTCTTCATAACGGTATTCGACGTTGTACCCGACCAGGTTCTTATCCTGGTCCATCAGAGGCCCCACATCTTAAGCAGGTGAATAACACGGTTCGCGGCGTACTCCGGCTTGATCTCCTTCAAGAAAGTACCGCTACCGGGAACCTCACGCTGACCGTCTCCGATGGCCTTGGCAAGGGCCACCTGATCGGGCAGGCTTCTCCACTGGCCCGTGCGCGGGTTGTAGACATGCGTCGAGTGAATCGGACACGCGGGCTCGTACTCCACGGTGTACTCCGTGAATCCAGCTCCGGCGTCCTGTGCGTGAGTGTGACACGCGCACGCGGTCAGATCCTTGGGAAGAACCTTCTTGCGGAGGCGGTCAACCTCTCGCTCAGCGATACGGGTACGGGCCTCGGCCGCGTTGGCAGCCCGCTCCGCTGAGTCCCGCTCCTGACGCATCTCGTCACGCTCACGGCGGAGCACGTTGCGCTCTCTTTCCGCCTCGGAAAGAGCCTGTGCGTAACGCTCGCAGTCGGCGTTCTTCTGCTGACACTCTCGGACCAGATTCTCTACTACGGGGAGAAGGTCCCCCGAGGACGCGCCGTCCTGCTCGAAGAGGGCAATGATCTTGTCCGCCGTGTCCCACTCGTCCGCGCGGTCGTTGCTGAACGCGATCAGCAGGTCCACCACCTGCTCCCGCCGCTCCCGCGTCGGCAGCGTGCGGGTGGCGCGCAGAGCCTTGATTTCCTCGCGGAGAGCGTCGCGGATGTTCTCCAGGGTCTGGATCTTGATCTGCTGACCGTTGACGAGCGCGTCGAGGCTCTCGAACTTCTGCGCCTGCTCCGCGTAACGGCGGCCCACGCGCTCGGTCTCGGCCTCTGCCTGTTCGGCGCGTTGCTGCATCCGGTCCAGGCGGCCATAGACGCCGTCGAGCGCCTGCTCCTTTTCCGCCAGCACGGCGGTCAGGCGCTCGACCTCAGCCCGCAGCGCCCGGGCATCGCCTGCGAGACCTTCACTCGCCCGATCGACCGGGATCAGGTACTGCCCGGCGTCGTTGATCGCGGCGTTCTGGGCACGCCACTGCTCGGTCAGGTCGTCGAACGCCTTGCCGAGCCGCTTGGCCTCGCGCCGGGCCTCGTTCCTCTCCTCGGCCACACGCGCCACGGCCTGGAGGTGCGCGTCACGATCCTTCGCGATGATGTCGTGCGCCTGCTGCAACTTGTCCAGCTTGTGGGTCAGGAGACCGACCTCCCGCCGCAGCGCCTCGGCGTCGTCGGGGACGAAATCGGTAACCGATTCCTCGGCATACCACCGGCTCTTTTCAATACGCGAGGACGGACTAAACCAGGGCACCGTGTCATGATATGTGCGCACTACCCGCACGTTCTTGACACCTCGCACGGTCGCGACCCCGATCGTGCCAGGCTTCACCTCAGACTCCAGGCGCTCAATCTGCATCACGCCCCAGGCGTAAGGGTCGTGAACGATCAGGAATCCGTCCTTCTCCATAGGGAGTCGGGGAAGCACTTCATACGCCGCGCTCTGCATCTCATCCTGACCGTCCCACAGAAACCCGTTCGGATCGATGTGGTCCACGACGAATCGGGCGAGCCTATCCCCCTGCTCAAGGGTGACGCGATCCCCCTCACGCGGTTCAGCCGCGTTCGACAGGTTCTTCCACGTTCTCATTCTTCGTTCTCCTCAGGAATCTGTCCGCAGGTAATTGTGTGTCCCTGAATGTCCTCGCCCTTAACGGTCCGAGTAGTTGAGCAGATCGAATGCACGTAGGCATTCAACCTGGAGTGATAAACCCAGTAATCGCCCGGCTCGAACCGTGCGCCGCACCCATCAGCGGCGCACGGCCCTACAGGCTGAGCCACGCTCACCGGTTCAGTCCATCCCGGAGTCGCCGTGCCGCGATCTTCGGGTCGTGCCCATCCCACGGCGGTGCCTTCTCAACCTCCGGTACGTCGAACAGGTCCCACAGGTCCGACAGGTAGTGGTTGGACACCTGTCCCGTGAAGAGATGGGCGGTCACGATGAACATGTTGTCGAACATCGTCCCGTCATCGTGCAGCCACGACTTCACGACCTCGAAGCCAGAGGCCAGCCACGCCTGCGTTGCGTACGCGTTGTACAACCCCCTGTAGTAGTACAGCTCATCCATCGTGTGGTGACGATCGCGCTCGATAGCGACCGTTCGTGAAGCCGCAACGACCGTACAGAGGCCGTTATCCTCCCGGATCGTGAACCGGAGGGGGCTTGCCTGGGTCCTCGGATGGATCTTCTCCACAGTGCCCTTACGCAGAGCGGAGGAGTTGCGGTGCTTCACGGCAGCCGCGACCCGGTCTCCGATCTTGATCTCTTCCATCTTGTTCTCCTTGATTACTGGGGACCGAGACTGAATGTTTCGTCCCGGTCTAGTCGAGTCGTCGCAGCGGCTTCACGAAAGAGGATTGACTGATATGTGGAGTCTGCCTTCATGTACCGAGCCATTCTTTCGACCCGCCAATGCTCCTTATGTGCCTGAACCATCCACGCATTGATGTACTGCATGTTGGGTTGTGGCGGGAGAGGGGATGTGCCGTTTTCTATGCATTCCCGCAGTCGTTCACGTGCTACATCCACGCGTCTCAATGCTTCGGTGAAATCCACCTCCCCGCGCTTAACCTCCATGCACGTTTCCAAGAACTCTTCATCCATGGGCAGCGGCAGGTAGCCTCTGGACACCAACTGGATTCCCTGGAGTCCGAGACGCAAGGCGTGACTGGCGTACTTGGTGTCATACCCGTGCTTCTCGATCAACTCCGGACGCTTGGGGACTCGGCTCTGCCGACCGCCGCCGACCATGCGCTCACGCTGACTCTCCAGGTACCCGAGAAACCGCCACCCAGCCCGCCGGGAAACGATGAACGGCGCGAGGTTCCGCAGAGCACCCCCGACCACCGTCCCAGAAAGGACGTGCTGGGGCTCCACGAACAACGGCGTCAGGACCGTAGGATTCCCGGCACACGCGAGGCGCATGTACTTACGCAACGAGTACAGGGTCAGATCAGTATCTCCCGGCCCTGAGCGCATACCTTCCGGCTGAGTACGGAAGGTGTAGTGCTCCGAGGACGGGGCCAGCCCAAGAAGCTGTTCCTGCGTCTCGACGTAGACACCCATCTCGTCCTGATCGCTTGTACCAGGAAGGGCCATTCCGAATACTTCGGAGCCCGCTCTTGTACGAAGGATCTCGTTCCGTCGAGCGATCTCCTCGTCCCCGATAGAGACATTCTTACGCTCCTGATTCATTCACCCTCCTTATGAGTGCTTAGGTTCACGGAGCCAGTTGTATACAGCCGTACGGTTTTTCCGGTACCAAAGCCATACGAGGCCCCCGGCCAACGTAACTCCCAGAAGGAATTCCAGGACTTCCCCCACGAACTCGGAGTAACCCGAAGTAATCTCTGATCCTGTAAAGCACTCCGGGGAAGGGGAGGAACACACTTCCTCGACCTTCGTCGGTGAGCCCCCTGTAACAGTGGGCTCGGGAGATGCCGAAGGTTTCCTCCCTACCGTCACGGGTTCCGAGGGGGCCGGGTTCGGAGACTCGGATACCCGCCCTGTAGGCGACGGGTCCGAAGTCGGTTCCGTGGTTGGCGTCACACGAGGCACGGGTTCCGGAACCGGAGGAGAACTGGGTGCTGTCGGGCTAGGTTCGGGTACCTCCGTGAGAGTCGGTGTGGGGTCCGGATCAGGGGTCACGCTAGGTGTCA